GTGACAACAACATCATGATTCAGGAAATGGTACTTCATAACGAAGGATGGATTCTGGCTTGGACGCCAGCAGACATTGCCGCACTTCCTGGCGCAAAATAAAAAAAACAACTTAAAAGGAATATAAAATGTCAAATGATAATGGAGCCAATGCTGTAATTGCTGACTCTGTTCCACAAATTAATGATGTACCTAACGTACATGTAGACCTTTTGCGAGGTTTGCTTAATTATGAAACAGGGGAATGGCAAACAAAAGCAGTTGTTCGTGAACTAAATGGGGAAGACGAGGAGTTTATTGCTTCTGCTTCTTCCAAAAAGGAACTGTCATATGCTGAATATATGTCGGTTCTTTTGTCCCGTTCTGTGCTTTCAATTGGAGATATAGATATTCAGGAAACCCCATTGCTGGTAGACCAGTTAATGATTGGTGACCGTGACCTTCTGTTTCTTGGAACAATTAAAGCAACCTATGGACGGGCACGAGAACTAGAAGTTACTTGTGGAAGTTGTGAAGGTACAAACTTTATAACTATCCAACTAGACGAGGATTTTCAAATCCAAAATGCCGATAAGGACTTCCATACTCCTATGGAAGTTACCCTTAAAAATGGGTTAAAGGTAAAACTAAATTATCCGACTGGTTCAGATAGTTTGTATGTTGCAAAAAAAGGTAAGACTACCGCAGAGCAAAATACGTTGATGTTGGCACGTTGTACCGTCTGGGACGGAGCAACAAGGCCAGAGAACTTAGAGGACTGGGCATTAGCCCTGAATCTTGGTGATAGAAGTAAGTTGGTAAAGTCGCTAACCACTGACCCCCCAGGTCCAAGAATGGGGGAGGTGAAAACTCAGTGCGGCGTTTGCAATGAGGAACTAACCCTTCTCATGGACTGGGTCTCCCTTTTATTTGGTTAACCTACAAATCACCTATTTGGAATACGAGTCAATAGCCACTGTCTACCATGGGTTCGGTCTAAATGACCTAAAATATATGACAGTACGTCAACGTGCATATTGGTATTCAATGGCTCGTTGGCGAAGTTCTAAGGGCTAAGTATGGCAAACATAGAGTCCCCTATCGGGGGAAGCACATTTGATGATGGTGGTGGCGCAGAGGCTGGTAAAGCCGTTGGTAAGGTCAGCGTCAACTCTCAAGCCGCTATTGATTCCTCTGCCTTCAAAGAATTAAATAAAGAGTTTAAGTCCCTTAGTGGACATGTAACTAAATTCAAACAAGACCTTCCTACCCTTATTGCTGACACTAAAAAGTGGGCAACTGAACTTGGCAAAGTAGCCAAGAACATGAAGGCAATTGGAAGTGCCCAAGGTGGTACTGCTGGTTCCTACCTTCCAGCGGCTGGTGCACTCACTGGTGGCACGAATGTCGGTTCTGGCAATGTCGTACAGTCCAGCCAAACCGTTAACTACTATGAAGCCCCATCTGCGGCGGCTGGAGCGGCTGGTGGAGGACCTAGAGTCCCTACAAAAAAAGATGCATTTATGGCTGCCGCAAGCCTTGCTGGGGACTTGCTTGGGTCAATGGACGCACGTGCAGCACGAGGAGCATCATATAGTTTAAGTGCTGACCGCATGAACATGCTGTACCAGCAGACTACTGGACTTAGCCAAAATCAGGTTTACCACCAATATCGGGAACCACTCCAAAAATACAAATTGGGAATGGGTGGAATCAATACCTTGCTTGGGTTGCAAGCAAGCACTGGTCTTAATGCTCAAAAGCAAGCAGGTTCTATTGAGGCTATGAGGGCTGCTTCTGGCTACGCCTATGATACTGACCAACTTGCTGGAATGACTAGGTCTTTGGCTGGTCCACAATCCACTAACCAGATGTTTATGATGCTTGGTACTGGTATGTATGGCATCGGTGGAAAGCAACGCACCCAACAAGAAGTGTACCAAGACATCATTAAGAGGACTGGTCTTGGCGACGAAAAGATGCTTGCAGGAGCGTTTCAACAAGGTTCTATGACCCGTTCTCGTTTAAGCATGTCTGGTCTTGCTGAAGACCAACAAGACCTTTTGTTACAGTACGCTCAACAAAATATTGCGTACCAGAAAAAAGGTGGAAAAGGGTTTTATGACCCTTCTAAAAAATCCCAACGTGAGTTAATGGGTGTTGAAGGAAACTACGCTAACCAGGCTGAAGAAACTACAAGGGTTCAAGCCAACCGTGAAGAAAACTTCTACAAACGCCAAGCGGATAACTTTGCCACATTTGAAAAGATGACTCAAGCGGCAACAAAAGCATTGGGGATGTTTGAAGAAAAACTGTCTGGTATTGCAGGCGCTGGTATTTCTACCAAAGCCCATCGTGGTGTTTTTGGGTCTGCTTTTAATATAGGTAAGAAAATTGGTGGAGCAGCCATGGTGGTTGGTGGGGTGGCAACTGGCAACCCTCTTCTTGCTCTTGGTGGAGCGGGTTTGATGGCTGGTGGTGACCCGTCAGATGGTCTTGTTCGTAAACGCCGTGGTGTATGGGGTGTTCGTACTAACAATGAACTGGGTGGGGACGCCACGACTGGCGAAACAACTGAAACAAAACTTAGTGCTAATAACAAATCTAAACTTTCTCAACTAGACCCTAAACTTCGTGAACCTCTTAAAAAGATGCTTCTTGCTAATCCTAAGTTAGAGATTGGTGATGCAAAGCGTAGTAGCGCCCGTCAGGACTCCTCGTTTCGTAAACGTTATAGCAAAGCCCCTGCTGGAGTTACTCAGAAAACAAAGGATGCTGACCGCATCTGGAATGGTGAAGTTTGGGTATATGACAAGCATGGGGAAAACGGTCCTCCAATGGCACCCCCTGGGCAGTCCATGCATGAGATTGGTCTTGCGGCTGACTTGAGTCAGTCCGAGAATGAATGGATTCGTGCCAACGCTGCTAACTTTGGACTGGTAACAGGTGCTACGCAACCTGGAGCGCAGACTGACGAACCATTCCACGTACAACCCGCTGGTATACCTTTTGGTAGAAATGAATACTCGGGAAGCCAAGGTATTTCAGAGTCACCTACTGGTACATCTGTAACGTCTGGAGTGTCCCCAGTTCCAGGAACTGGTGGTTCCTCTAGTGAAATATCTAGTTCATCTGTATCTAAGAGTGGTGCTAGAGGTTCTGTCTCTAGTGCATCTTTGACATCTTCCCAATCTTTTATGTATTCAGGAATGAGTATGGGAGAGGTTATTGGAAGCGGAAGCGTGTACGCATCCAGCGGTACTCAAAATGCAACTAACCCCTCAGCGTCTTACCCCAAAGCCTCTGCTGGTGGAGACCCTGTTACCAAAGGTCCTTTAAGCATGGGGTCGTCTACAGCATCCTCAAACTCTTATAACATTACGGTGTCTCCTAGTTTTAATATTCAGTCTTCTGGAAATGGTTCTTTTGATATTCAAAAGATGGCTAAAGATGTAGCAAACCTTCTGGAAAGAGAATTACGCATGACAATGATGAGGACGGTGTAATGGAAAGTTACGCATCTAACCAGTTTTTTAATTTTGGAAAAGGTTATGAAATTGGCAAAAGTCTTAAAAGACAACCCGATGACAACCCTAACTTTATTTGGCCTAGACCTGTACAGCCTGATATCTATAACCCTATTAGGGGTAAGCAAGTAGTAGATACCCGTTTTCAACGTGGTTTTATCCGTGGTATCTACCCTGCTGTTTTGGGTAACACACCTAATACATCTGCTTCTAAAGTTAAACAACGTAGGTTATTCTTTCAATTTAACCCTGAAACAATTGACCGAACAGTCTCTATGAACTCTATGGTTGCTAACCCATTGCTTCAAGACCCTGCACAGTTGTATCAACCTATTGCTGGAACTGCGGCATTTTCATTTGAGTTGCTATTTAACCGTGAGGCTGAAGTAGTTTCTGCAATGTACGCAACAGACCAAATTAGTAATGGCGGCTTTGCTACAGATACTGCCAACCCCTTAACAAAATCCCTTGACAATTATGGGTCAAACACCAACTGGGGTGACGTAGCAAGCCTTGGTGTGCTTGCAGACATGTACATCTTAGATTCAATTATTGGGCAGTCTATAACGCCTGACATGAAAGACTTCCTTAGCACTTATTGGAAAAACGCATCTAATGTGTCAAAGTCTTATGCAGCCAATGGTACTGGGGCAAGTGTTGGGTTTAATGATAAAGGCTTTGAAACAAACATTGAAAAGAATTATGGAAATGCTGCGTTCCTTAGCCCCCTACCTATTCGCATAGTATTCTCTTCCATGTTTATGGTTGAAGGTTTTGTTGAAACATCTAGTGTTCAATTTGTAAAGTTTAGTAAAAACTATGTACCAACCATCTGTAAAGTTTCATTGCAAATCCGTGCTTTGTACATTGGCTTTGCCAAAGAAGAAGCATACCTAACAACTTCTTTAAAGACTGCTGTTAAAGATATGGAAGCGCAAGCCCGCATTGATGGTTCAACTGCGGCTGCTGCTGATGACATTGCTAAATATGGAATTAACTTTGAGTATTCTAGCCCAAGCCTGTATAAAGAAATAACTGGTCAACTAATAAGAAATATTACAAACTATTCTACTTTTGCTGATTTTTATAATGATGGCACTGCTGTAGTTGGTGCAGACTGGGCAAACTTACAATTTGAAGGTTCTATTAAATCTTGGGTCTCCCCAGCAGCGGCTAAGAAGATAGCAGACGGTGAAATTACATGGGACTTTAGTGGCAAGTTTGTAATGGAAGAAATGCTTCCAAACCAACAAACAAAAGTGTTAGCGCAAGGAAATATAACGTACCTTACTGATAGTAAATCCAAGCAATTGACAACCACAGAAGTGGCTACTGAAACTAACAAAGCAACTACTAAGGCTTCTGCACGTAAACATAAATACTATGCTGTTCCTTTTAATATTGACCAGCAATCTTTTGCAAAAACTATGACAAATGCTATTAATCCTGTAAAAGTAACCATAACACATATTGTTAATGTAACTTGTACTACAAGTTCAGGAACACAAGTTGTTACAAGAACATTTACAGAACCTGTTACTATCTCGTCTTTTGCGCAGTGGTTAGTGTTCCATGCTCGTGGAACTATCTTTAAATTTCCAAAAAACCCAGCACCGACTGTTAATTGGAAGGATAGATAATGATTATCAAAGGTTCTCGCTATTCTGAAAGCACAGAAACACGCAATGGAATTACTAACGTAATTGCTACTAGTACTGAATTTACTAGTTCATCATATTACACAGTTATTTCAGACCAAGGGGAAACCTTTCAGTCTTTAGCAAATCGCTATTTAAACAACCCATCTATGTACTGGAAACTTGCAGACGTTAATAAGTCCTTGGGTTACCCAGATGTAATCCCTATGGGCAGTGTAATTAGGATTCCTTTGAAATGATTTTCAAAAGTTCATCACCACTGTCTCCTAGTGTAGAAGTTGCAATTGACAATGTCCCTGTCAATTATTTAACCCTGCAAGAAATTACAGTTGAAGAAAAAGAAGGAATGCACACTGTTGCTTCTTTGAACTTTATTGGTATGGACCCGCAATTAATACATCAGTATATTGATGTCCCTATAAAATTTAGTATTGAACTTAGAGAACGTTCTACTTTTTACTTTTATGGCTATATTGTTTACTTAGAGCCAATGGCTAGAGCAAAAGATGGAGTTGTAAATGGAAGTCCATTTCAAATAACAACTGTTCATTGTTTTGGTTCTAGTTATATTATGAAGTCATTGACTTCTCGTGTTTGGGAATCTAAGACAATTGCTGAGATAGCAAGTTCTATCGCTGACAAGTATTCTTTTTCATTCTCTGTGCCAAACAACCCTTTTAGGTTTACACGCTTGGTGCAGTCCAGCCAATCTGATTGGGAATTTTTAGTAAGTACCGCTAAAAAGTTGGGGTACTCCACTGTTATGGATGGGACTCATCTTCAAATCTGGGACCCGTTTAGTTCTTTGTACCGTAATATTTCATATTCTATGCTTCTCACCATACGAGGTAGTAAGGGGGATGTCAGCCCTCAGCCTGGTCAAATCCTTAACTTTGAGGGACGTATTGGAGCAATTACTCCTGATGGGGCTAGAACACCCGACACATTACACCTACTAGATAAAACAGGAAAACTACTTTCAGTGGAGAATGGTACAGAGTTTCAATCTTCTGGTTTAGCAACTGCTGTTAAGTCTAGGTTTACTAATGTTTTAAATACCAATGTGGATTCATATGACATGGGTAAGTCCTTAGTTACTGGCGCTCTTAGGAAGAAATTTCCAATGACTGCCAATCTTCAAATTGTTGCTGACCCAAGTATT